CCGCCAAATGTGTATCAACATCGCCTAGGTCCTTAATCATCGTTTTAATAAAATCGTATTTCGACATATGAAACTCCTTGTGTAAGTATATTATATACTATATTTCGATATATGTAAAGGCTTATTTTTTAGTTTTTGTTACAGTGACGTCCTGCATTTCAGTCCAATTCTTACCATCTGTGGCTACTGCATTCGCGTTACTCTTAAACCATCTCCTCGCATCCATAGAATATTTATTAGAACTATCTGTCGGTTTAGATTTCTGTGAATAATTAATATTGGCGGAAACTATGAGTAATAAAGCCAATGGGTCTAATACTAAAACCAATGCGATAATCATAAATCTTACAGCCTTCTCTAATATCTCTTTATTAGATTCTCCGTATATTAATTCAGCTACATAACGAATAGGTCCGACTTCTTTTTCGGCAGCCCGCATCTCTTTCGCTAGTGGCATCTTTTCTGTTTGAAGTTCATCAATAGAATTTTGCGCATCTTTAATTTCTTTGTTTATCGATAGTCTTTCTTTTTCTTGATTCTTTCTATAACGTAATCCTTGTTCTGCATCTTTATCTGAAATGATTTTATTTACTGCAGAATCTAATTGATTGAGGGCGAGTGCACTAGTATTAATGCGACTCTTTTCTCTTTCTATCTTAGAGTCTAGCATTTCTATCTTAGACTGAACGTCACCTGATGATTGATTCTGATCTATATGTGCTTTGGAAAGAAATCCGAAAACACCCATACTTGTAATGAACATCAATATAGCAACTGCAACAGAAAAATATGTTTTCATCAGTAGCGGTAAGATACTCCAGTTTCTATATAGATACGAAGCTGTAATAATTTTACCTATTTCTAGAGTAGTTCCCATTATTACGATAGGCCAAAAGGATGCTGAAAATATAGCAGCTAATCCAGTTATAGCATACCACGCGGATACAAATGAAAGAGTAATCCCCGTAAAAATTGCCAATGATCTATCGATATTAACTTTCATTTTCATATAAACTTCTTTTTCAATTTAGCCTCTTGTGATAGCTAATACTGCATCCAATTGTTTTTGCACTATCGGACCGCGATTTGGCCATAAGATATATTCTTTATCTGCAGTCTTTAATAGATTATTTAGAAGAGGAACAATAATTGCTTCTAGTTTACGAATCTTATCTTTCAACTGTGCTTCTGTCGCATTTTCATCTCCACGTTCTTCCAATCGAAATACTAGCGACGTCAACGCGTCTATTTTTTCTTCAATGCGAAGAATATCTGCGGAAGATGTAGATTCTACAGGTGTGTCAACAACATCCGTTTTTCTTATGGCAGTTTCATCGACTGCCGAAAATCCGTAGTCGAGTGAAAGATATTCTGCAGGAACTGTTGCATGCGTCGTCATATTAATCCTTAAAAAAAGTTTTCTAGAGATGCGACTGGTTCTTCTTTCCAGCGAATCACATTTAATATTGATCGCAATGGATCAAGAAACGCCTTCTCAAATTGTAAATCATAATCAACATATGCGCTAATTTTAAATTCTTTGGGAAGAATAGATACGATAGATAAAATATTTTCATGCAATGGATTTGGCATCTTCATATAGCAGTATTTTATCTTCTCGCCATCTTTAATCGACTCATATTTTTTTGTTAGTTTAAAATCTTTGAGAGCCTTATTGAAGGTTATCGCACCTCGGACTGCAATTGGTATAGCTTTCGTTTCCTTAGAATAAAATTGAACATTCTGAACACTTCTTGGAAACGATATATCCTCGAAAGGTAGAGTTTTGAATTTCTTCTTAAACTCTTTGATATATTCTTGCATTCGTTCTTCACTATGATTCATAATAATATTCAGAGACTCGGTCAAAGCCAATCTGCAACTAGATGGAGTGGAAGACTTAACTGTTTCAACACCCATCATTTTCAGTTTAGGCTTTTCGTAACGAACACCTTCACTATCATACACGTTTAGAATATATCTTTTCTTAGCTGTCCATATTCCTCTATCAGCGATAACCTCTCGCTTCATATTCATTTTTTGTTGGAAAGCACCGCATCTTCTAGCAAGTTTCTGATAAATATCATCAATAACAGGTTCAAATTTCTCGCGTGCAATCCTATCCAAGAATTCGACAATTCTTTCTTTTGAAATGTTGTCTCTATCTTTAAACACACTTTGCACAAGCATACTAAAAGTAATGTATAAGCTGTCCGTATCGGATGCAATAACATAATCGATTTCATTTGTTTTTAACAATCTATTTATATAGATGTTCAAATGATTTTCTGCCCAACGAATAGCCAATTGACCACCCATCGTAATCGCAGTTGCTTGATCTATGTCGAAGAATCTAAAATACTGATTACCAATCGCGCCGTAAGCACTATTGAGTTGCACTTTCCTAGCCAACTGGATATTCTTGAAGCGTGATATTTCTTTAGAATACTTTTTCTTATCTTCTGGAGTTTTTGCTACTTCGTATTTCTTCTGAGAAACGATCATCTTCTCTTTATAGATCGTTCTATCTGCATAGAGTCTTTCCATAATTTCAGGAAGAAATCCTTGCTTATCATTTTTAAAATAGCTTCCATTTGGCGCAAGACAATATCCATCAATAAGCGGCAAAGGTTTATCACTTAGAAAGTGATCAATAGATATATCCGCTTTCTTACCTTTCAGCATAGTTTCCGGAGAAATATTATACTGCATGATCAAGTGTGGATACAATGAATTCAAGTCGAATGACATTACCCAATCGCTCGATCCGACTTGTGGGTCCTTAACATAAGCACCAATAAACTGTTCAGACTTATGGCCGCCGCCAGAAAGTGGAATAGCAATATTCTTTTTATATAGATGATTGTGAATGATAACATCCCACATCTTTACTTGTGTGAAAGTATCTGCCATATTAACTTTAGCGTCATATGCTAGAGTTAAAACCATCTCGATAAGTTTCATCTTATCGTCTAGTTTATCTACAAGCTCAACATCTCGAATGTTATAATTGATGTAATTGACGAAATCATTTTCATAGAATTCATGAAGAGTTTCGTAACCTAGTTCGTGAAAATCTAATTTCTTTTCACCAAGTTCAGTAAATGCTATATGATCTAGACGATAAGATTCTTGCTGAGTATATGTAAACTTCTTATACATCTCAAGATAATCAAGAACTGCAACGCCGACGATCGTTATTAATGTATGCTCCTTTCCCATGAATTTCGTAGTCTTTTCATTTATATGTTTCCATGGTGAAAGACGTTTGCATTCTTTTTCATCAAGAACCTGACGAATACGATTGACTAGATACGGAATATCAAAGAAAGATATATTCCATCCAGTCAAAATATCTGGTGCGCCGTAGCGTTCCCATTCATCTAAGAACGCCATCAATAGATGTCTTTCATTCTTGCAATGAATATATTTTACATCGTCGCGTTGCGGCTCATAATTATTACAGCCAAACACATAGAAAGTTTTATCTTTCTTAAGTGTAATTGATGTAATTTCTTCACTTGCCAAAGTTACATTTGGAAATCCGTTTCCAGAATATACTTCGATATCAATATTGGCAACTCGAATTCTATCGACATCGTATACAACTTCATTTCGATATTCTTCATTCAGCCAAGCATATTCATATCTAGAAAATCCATAGATAGGAAATCCTGTAACATTTTTATAATTTTCGATGAAGTTCTTAGCTTCGGTGATAGAGTCAAACTCTATTGGTTCTAGGGATTGTCCTTCGATGCTAGACCAAGAGGCGTCTGATTTGTTTTTTGCAGGAACAAATAGTTTTGGTTTGTAGTGTACCTTTTTAGAAAATGCTCCGTCGTCATCATACCCACGAACGAGAACATTATCTCCCCACAGAATAGCTGATGTATAGAATTTACTCAAAGTGTTTCCAATAAGTCGATATCATATAGTATTATACTTCATTCACATTAAAAAGTAAAGGTCTATTTTGAAAAGGGAATGATATTTCCTGTAGTTTTTGCTACAACTATTCCAGAACCAAATGCAGAATTATACGCATTTCTAAGATCTGCATTAGGTTCGTATGAAAATAAAATATGCTGAGTTGAAATTCGAATTTCTTTATTATCTGCAAACATCAAATAATCAGCCAGTCCCATAGATTGTCGACCATCGCGACCTGCTTGAATAATTATAGATGCAGGCGCCTTTAAGGTGACGCTAGATTCTGACAGTGACATATTCGCAATAACTTCTTCACCGCTAATCAATCGTATAATCAATATATTATCCATTATTTTTTCTTCGCCTTTTCTGGAACTTTCTTAC